GCCGGGGTTGTCGCGGTGGCTGAGCGCGGTGGCGAAGAAATTCGAGAACACGTTGCGGTCGCTGGTGCCCAGCTGCTCGGTCTCGGCGCGCATCAGCGTCGACATCGGCACCAGTCCGGTCGAGATCAGCACGTAGAGGTCGCCGCCATAGTTGACCACCGAGTGCTTCGACATCGGCGCGTCGAAGCGGAAGACGCCGGCAAGGCCGAAGTCCGCCGGGTCGCTCGGGTCAACGCCCGTGAACAGGGCGCACTCGCCGTTCGACGAGAAGACGGCCAGCTGGTCGTTGAGGTTGACGGCCCCGTCCGTGGTCCATGTGTACATGGCGCGGATCGAGCCGCCGCGCCTGAAGATGGCGTTGAGCGGCAGCACCTTGACGACGCCGTCCATCACCTGAACGTCGAGGTAGTAGACCGCGAGGTTGCTGCTGTCGGCGAACCACAGCCGGTTGAGGTGGGCCAGCACGATGTTGAACTGGTCGGGCACCACCCACGGCTCGGTCGCGGTGATGTTGCGCTTGGCCATCGAGCCGGGCGGATCGGCGGTGACGCCGGTCGTCTGCGGCGCGGCCCCGGTCGAGGTGTCGACGCCGACCAGCTTGAAGGTGTTGGCCGGCACGCCCACCGAGGTGATCAGATGCACGCCGTTGGCGTTGATCAGGCCGGTGCCGACCGCCCCGGCGATCAGGACCGGCATGCCGTCGCTGAACTTGGCGATGTTGGCCGCCGAGACGGTGACCACCGCCGGGTTGGTGTTCGACAGGCTGGTGACCGGCACGGCGACGGGGTCGGCCACCGTGCCGCCGTCCCACGACCAGACGCCGTCATGGCCGTTGACCATCACCGTGTAGTCGACGGACGACAGGTTGGCGAACGCCGTCCACGACCAGTCGTTGCCGGTGAAGCCGCTGTGGACCAGCGTGCCGTCGAGCAGCCTGATCTCGCCGTTGGTGGCCATCGACAGCTTGCTCGGCTGGCCGAAGTACGGCACCAGCTGCTCGATGGCGTGGCCGGCGGCGTGGGTGTAGATCAGCTTGGTGCCGGCGCGGCATTTGATCTGGTTTTCTTCAATCACCCAGTTGTCGAGGACGACGGCGCTGAGCGGGTCGCCCTGCACCAGCTTGCTGGACAGCGACAGGCCCTTGAGCGGTGCCGAGACATGCTTCAGGCCGGCGACCGAGCGCTTGATCTGCGCCGGCTTCGGCATGGCATATCGCGACGGCATCATCCTCATTGTTCGCGGCCCATGTCGAGGTTGAGGTCCAGCACGCGGGCGTTGGCCCGCGCGCCGAGCTTGTTGAGCCGGCTCAGGAAGTCACGCATCTCCTCGCCAAACTCCAAGCCCTTGGCCTTGAGGAAGCGATACTTCAGGCCGTTGACCGCGAGCCGGGCGTCGAACAGGATCAGGTCGTCGTCGGCGGTCGGCAGCGTCTTCTCGATGACGTCGTCGTTGGCGTAGAGCCAGATGCCGTCGCCGAGGGTGTCGCAGTAGGGCTGCTCCAGCAGCACCTCGTCGGCGACCACCGACAGCAGCGCCAGCATCTGGTTGATGTCCTGATCGTTGGAGCCGACCGCCGTCGCCACCGGCCTCTGCGCAATGCCGATCTCCATCGACGCTTGGCTGATGCAGTCCTTGACGGTGATCAGCTGGCCCATGTCAGGCCACCTGCTGCAGCGACGGCTGCTGCTTCAGCGTGGCGATCATCGACGCCTGCGCCGTGATCGTCGCCGACAGTTCCCGGTTCTGCTCGACCAGCACTTCGATCTGGCCGTCGCGGTCGCGCAGCAGCGCCTCGAACTTGCCGATCCTGTCCGACAGCTGGATCATCTGCTTGGCGCGCTGCGCCAGTTCCTTGAACTCGCCCGGCAGGTCGGGCCGCCCGCCGAGCTTGGCCAGCTGCTGGATGGTCGAGACGTCGCGCACGGCCAGCGCCTTGAACTGCGCCGGGCTGATGACCGGCCACAGCGCCAGCGGGAAGCCGTCGTCGGCGGGCTTCAGCAGGCGTGCGCCCTGCTCGCGCTGGAAGGCCTGATAGGGGCCGGGGTTCTCGTCGAAATCCTGCTCGGTGGCGACATAGTCGACCTGCGTGTAGGGCGGCACCGACTTGATGATGCGCACGATCTCGCGGTAGCGCGGCAGGCCATCCTCGCTGACGCCGTCCTCGACCCAGCCGGGTTCGAAACGGACGAGGGCTTGGCTTTCTTCTGGCATGGTGTTCTCCCTTTTTGGTGGGAGCGGCGGCGGGAAGGAAGGAAACCTGTCGCCGCTCCCGGTTTTTGCCTCTGAGCAAGGCAACTCGTCAGGTCACGGCAAGCCGGCCCTGCATCGAACGGTTGGACAGCGTCAGCGCGCCCATGAAGGCGAGGTGGCGGGTGATCGCGTCCATGTCTGGGGACTGGTCGGGCAGGTCGAGCATGTCGAAATTCCGGCCCGAGTAGATTTCGAATTTCATGTATTTCGTGTTCAGCATGTAGGCCCCGGTCAGGCCGGTGGCGACGCCGTCGAAGACCAGTGCCGCCTGCTTGTACTTCAGGCTTTCGAAGCCCAGTGCGCCGAGCCGGGCGTCGGCGTAGCGCTGGTTCTCCTGCAGGCCGCCCTCGTAGGTCGAATAGATCAGGCCATCGGCGACGACGAGGTCGGGATGCTCGGTGCCACGGATGAGCTTCATCCACAGGCCGTTCAGCTGCACCTTGAGCAGGGCGTAGGTGATGCCGGCAGCGGCGATGGTGTTGAACTGGTTCTTCCAGAACGTCCACGTCGTGCTGTCGATGCCGCCGACGATGCCGGTGCCGGCGTCGGTGACGAAGGCCTTCAGGCCGGCGAAAGACTTGGCCACCGTGCCGTCGCCATAGACGGCCTTGGTGATGTTGTTTTTCATCGTCGACTGGGCGTTCTCCATCTTGCCTTCCAGCAGATTGAGGATGCGCTCCTTGCCCTTGTTCTTGGCCAGATCGGGGCCCGAGAGGGTGATCGACGCCACTGCGTTGGCCGGCGCGTAGTCGGCTTCCGAAATGGTCTCCTTGACCGCCCGGCTCAGCAGTTCGGTGCCGCTGTACCAAGCGAAGGTTTCCTCGGCATAGGCGAGCGGGCAGGCAATCGCCTTGCCGCCGTCGATGACGCGGACGCGGTCGCCTTGGCGCAGCAGCGCGGTCAGCGCGTTGGAGTTCGAGACGTTGTCGGCGAACTCGTCGTGGTAGTTGTTGATGGTGGTGGTGACGAGGTTATTGGTGGTGGGTTCGGCCATGACGGGCTCCTGTCAGAGGAGCCCGCCTTGCGGTGCCCCTCAGAGGCCGACTTCATCCGCTGCTGCCTCGATTGCCGCCCTGATCCCTGCGCGCTTGCCGTCGCCGGCTGGCTTGGCCACGGGCGAGGTGACACCCCGCACGTTGGACCGCACCGCTTGTCGCGCCCGCTCGTTCGCCTGCTGCTGCTGCACCTGACTGGTGCGTTCAGCCAGCAGCTTCTCGCGGACCTCGGGAACCGCCCAGATGGCCTGATCGTAGGCCTGCTGCAGGTCGCGCTCCGGGTTCGCCCGGTAGAGGTCGATCATGTGCGGCAGCACCGCGTCGAAGTACGGATGCTTGGGCTTGCCCTGAGCGTCCTTCTCGTCCGCGAAACTGTCGATGGACCATCTGGTGACCTTCAGCACCTCAGCATTGGCCTTGGCGGCTTCCTGCTGGCGCATCTGGTGCAATTCCCCTCGCAGGGTCTGCACGTCGTTCAAGGTTTTGCCGATGTTGTCGGCGAAGAACTTGATAGCCGGGTCTTTGAGGTCGTCCTCGGACAGGCCCCCTTGGCCCGGCTGGCTCATCTGACCGAATGCCGCTGGGTTCAGGCCCATCCTCTGGCCGAGTTCCTGCCACAGCGCGGTGCGGACGGCTGGATTGGGGTCCATCGCCCGGCGGTGGAAGCCGGCCCATTGCCCGATGGCATCGTAGGCCGACACACCCGCCTGCTGCAGCGACCCGGAAATGACCGGGTCTTGGAAGATCGGCGCGAGCGACTGGGTAAACTGAACTGCTGTCGCTGCGGCCTGCGTCTTCGTCTGGTAGTCCCGCTCCATCTCGGTGTGGCGGCGCAGCAGGAACTCCTGTCCTGCCGGTGGCAACGTCGCGAAGGTTTGGCGGTCCTGCTCAGACCAGTGCTGCGGTGGTTGATTGCTCCCGAGGGCTGGATCAACCGGCTTCGTCACACTGGACGCGGGAACTGCTGGTTTCGGGGCTGGGTCCGTGGACTGCTCACCCGGCTTCGCCGCCTGATCTGCCGGTGCGAAGCGGCCCAAGCTATCTCTCGCCCGGCCATCTTGTCCAGCCTGTTCATCAGCCGGCGCAGCAGCGTCGGCTGCGTCGGCGGCTTCCTGCACCTGATCCCAGCTGGCCTCGGCGACCTCTCGCAGGGTCGGACGGGCGGCGGGCTCAGGCGTCGGAGAGGCGGCCCCATTCGACTGGGGTGTCGTCGGTGCTTGTTCGTCGGCCATGTTGCTCAGCTTCCTTTTTCTGCGCGGCCCGGCCTCGCGTGGCGGGGGCCAGGTCTCGGGGGTCGACCGCGCCAGCGGCGGCCATGTCTCGGTCGCGCTCGCGCCACGACGTGATTTCCTTGCCCGTCACCGGGCTCTCGAACGGCGTCAGCCGGCTCAGCATCGGTGCCGGGAGGTCCGACCGGGTCGGGGCATGAACCCTCCGGTCGGACCCTTTCGGGACAAGGACGCCATCCCGAAAAACGTAGACCGTCATTTCTTCGCCTTGCGCTTGTCGCGCGGCAGGGCGAACTGGTTGATGCCGCCGACATAGCCGCGCGGCCCCACCTTCTGCGGTTTCTTGACCGGCGTGCCGGGCCGCGTCGAGCCCTTCACGAACTGGGCATTGTCGCCCTTCATGACGGCGGACGGGTCGCTGCCGGGCACGTCCATGAACGGGATTTTCTTCATCACTTGGCCTCCAGAGCGGCACGGTTGGCCCACAGCAGGCAGGTGTCGAGATTGGTCGCCGCCACGGCCATCGAACGGTTGCCGAAGCGGTCGTCGAGGTCGGGGTTGCGGCCCTGTGGGTCGAAGGCCTCGCCGATGCATTCGTGCATCACCGCGCGCAGCTGCAGGGCGGCGGTGCGCAGGGCCGCCAGCCGCGCCTGCTGGGCCGGTGTCAGCGGGTCGCCGGTCAGCGGGTCGACCGGGATGACATAGCGCGGGTCGGACTGCGGGCCGCTCAATTGACGACCACGGCGAAGACGCCCGGCGGCACCGTCGCCGCCGCTTTCTGCTCCCATGTCTTGTAGCCGTAGGGGAAGGCGGCGGCACCAGCCCCGGCGGTCTCGCCGGGAGAGTTGGCGTTGCCGAAGGCGTTGGTGGTGGTGCCCAGCGGTGGCGTCGTCGGGTAGTAGGCCGGAACGACCGGCGGGCCGCTGGTCGGATAGCCGCCGTTGACTGCCGGGATGGCAGGGGTGGCTTGGCCGGCTCCCTGACTGGCCCCGCCGGGGGCCAGTTCGCCTGCGTATCTTGCCATGACGATCTCCTCTCAGGTGAAGACGAAGGGGGACGCGACGCTCAGCACGCCGTGGTCGATGACCTTGACGTCGACGGAGCCGGCGACCGAGGCGCGCGGGAACTGGGCGATGCGCAGCAGC